GTCGATCTGCGACGGATCAGCCGCCATCCACCATGCCGTTGTGGAGAAGCTGTCGAGCTGGCCCTCGGAAACAACCGTCAACCGGCGCGGACCGTTCGGACCGTACATGTTGGCGTTGCCGCTGTTGCCGACTGCCGAGCCACCGGCACCCGGATCAGCCATCGAGCTGGTGAGCGACCACGCGACCGGCAGGAGCGTTTCCGGCACGATCAGGTAGCGAGGACGAATCCCAAGAACAGTCCCGGACGTGAGACCGGTCTGCCGCGCCATGACGAGATACCCAACGCTGAGTTGAGCCAACGCCGTCAAGGCCGTTGAGTCGAGGTTTTCGCCGTGACTCGAAGCGTGGAACAAGGCGATACCGTCAGCCAGAGCGGCGTTAGCCGTCAGGATCGAGTACACGACCTTGTTGATCTTCCGTCGCATCGCCGTCCCCTGCATGGCAGGAATCCGGCTGATCGCGTTCATGTCGTCATTGATGACCGACTCCCACGAAATCGAAAAGATTTCGCCGTACTTGTCGACCGTGTACGACTCTTTCGCGTCACTGGTCTGCTTCTCCTTGTACTTGCCGTTCTCGCCGACAACTTCAGGATCAGCCAATTCGCCGAAGCGAATCCGGTTAATATTCTTGAAGTCGGGGGTGGACGGGGCCTGTCGCGCCCAAATCTGGTAGGTCGACGGAGCCTCATCGAAGGCCGCAAGCAGCGTCTTATTGCTGGCGTCCAACAGGATGTTGGGGAAGCTGCCGGTGGTGTTGTAGCCGGGGTCATCGCGCTGCAAGAGGTCGACCCTCAATGCCCGCTTGACAATCTCCTGCTTTGACAACCCGGCCGTGCGGACCCCCGCCTCTTCGGCGAACATGCGAGCCGCTTCGGAGAGCGAGACGTAACGCATGTCCTGATAGCCGAGAGCCGGCTTTTCGAACGTGCGGACAAGCGCCTCGTTGCGCTGAATCATGTCCGGGTCGCTGTTCTGCTTGGCTCGCTCAAGGGCGGCGTGGGGCTTAATCCCCTGCCCTTGAACGGCACGAATGACCAGTGCGTCACTGAGAGCGGCGACGAACTTCTCTTTGTGCGATGCACCGCCGCTGATCCGTTCGCCAGGGCCGACGGGGACGCCCCCCTCGTTCTTGCGCTTCAGGATCTCATGGGCAATCGCGTCGACCGGCAGTTCGGACGTAACCCATGCCTTGCGGCGATGGCTTCCTCGGTGAGCTTTTTGTTGGCACGGGCGATTTCCTCTTCGTCCGGCTTGTTGGCTGGCGGAACAGTGTTTGTCGGAACACTGTTTGGCGGAACAACAGTCGGTTCCGCCTTGCGCTCGAGGTTCTTTTCAGCCCAGGCTTCCATCGCCTCGCCGTCGAGGTCCGCAGGCATTCCCCGTGCGATGCACAGCGTCTTGAATTTCTCTGACATAATTTCTTCCTTCATCGCGAGAGGATCGAGATAGGCCCGCAATGCTGGGACGTCTCGCACCTTTGCGTTCGGGTCTGCGCCGGCGACAACCGCCGAACCTTCAAACAGCCGCGAACGTAGAACCGTTTTCGTTTTGCCTTCGTAGCGCGACTCAAGGCGTCTGGCCCCGACGCTGAAGTCCTCAAGGTGGCCATCGGCATACATTTCGAAAGCCCGCTTGCTCGCGTCGTCGGCGGCGAAATAGGCCGTGCCCACGATGCGGTTGAGGCCGTTGTGGCTGTCTTTACGCAGATCGCGGATTGAGCCGAGCACGCTCCGCACGCTGTCGCGCTCGTGGCTGTCGAGAAGCGGGATCTGCTTAGGCATTTCCACGCCCTCGATCTTCATTACCTCATTCACGACGTCGGCCCGCTGAAAGTCGTAGGTCGCAACCGGCGCATCCGTCGCCAGCACGATCGGCACCGATCGCGTCTCGCGGTTGATCGCTTCGCGGTCCGCGACGATGCGGCGATAGATGAGCTGTTCGCCCGATCGGTCGGCCCCGTATTTAGTTCGAGACATCGTTTACCCCTGGGTCCGGTGGCGGTTCTTTGCCGACTGCGTTCAGTCCGTATTCCTCCAGCAGTGCGACTTCATCCCGGCGCTTGGCGAGGTGTTCGCGGAGATCAATCCCCCGTTCGCCAAGCAGGTCCGTGAGAGTCGCCACGTTCGAGGCAAGGTCAGTCGCGGCGGCGGTTGATTCGTTTCGCGGGTCGACCCACTCCCAGCCCGGTGGGAGCCAGACGTGCCGCGTCCAAGCGTCGTAATTCGCGAGGAAGTCGGCGGCTTCGGGGAATCCATCCAGTCCGGCTTCAACACCTGCCGAAATCAGCCGTTGCCAGACCGGTTCGCAGAGGTGCCAAATCAGGAAATCCTGATCCGCTCGGAACTCGCGGCGGTCTTCGAGGTCGCCGGCCCTGTTGCTGCTGAATGTCGTCTTGGAATAGTCGCGCGACAGGCGTTCGAACGAGAGGCCCGTTCCGACTGCCATCGAGCGGAGCATCAGGTTGATAAACTCGGCCGAGTTGCTGCTGTTTCGAGCCGGGTTGATGACCTGAATCTCTTCACCCGGCATCAGTCGCGAGACCATCCCGGGCTGCAGGTATTCGAACTTGTTCCCGGAATCGTCTGATCCTTCGGTGTCGCAGGCGTCGGCGAGACTTCCCGACAGCGGACCGTCGATGGTTTTGATCGCCACGGAAAAGCAAGACGCGACGGCCGAAGCCTGCATCTCGTTTTCGACGTAGAATCCGAGGTTTTTCAGCCACCAAATCACCGGAGCGAACGCGGACACCCCGCGTGTCTGGCCAACCCGTTCCGGCTTGAACAGGTGCAGGATTTTGTCGGCTTCAATTCGGTCGATCTGCTGTCGCGTGATATTGACGTCGTTCGGGTGCGATCGGTGAATCCAGTACGCCACCGGCTGGCCGCTACTGTCGATCTCCACTCCGCGCCGCACTTCGTTCCCGGTTTCGTTGTTGACGCCACGCGGAAACAGCTTGTCAACTGCGAGCCTGTCGGCGTCGATCATCTCCAGTGCAAACGGCACGACGCGGCTGCGGTCGCTCGAAGCCACGAACTGAATCAAGACTTCGCCCGCCTCTTTCATTTCGCGGATAACGGCCCGCTGCAATTCGAAAAAATGCAGTCGGCCGGTCACATCACAGCGGGGAGCCCAGCGACGGAACAGGTCTTCAGCAGCGCGGTTGAATGTCTCGTTCGGCGTGTCGCCATTCGCAACGCGGGACTGCGGGCGAATCCCCCGGCCAACCACGTTGCGGACAATCGCGGCGAGAATCCCGCGGGCGTAGGCGTTATCACGGACCAACGCACGAGCGCGGGCACAACGGTCGTTTGAGCGGGACTGCTTGCCCGCTTCGTATCCGCCGCTGATCGAGCGGTAGACGTTGCGCGCGTGGGCACGCTTCGCGGCTTGCGCGGGAGAGAAGAGGCCGACAGCGGCGTCAAACATCTCGCCGATCAAGAGCGGTCCTCCCGAAACTTCGAGAGGTTAAACAGCCCAGAGGAGCGGCGATTGGCGATCGCTTCGAGCTTCAGCGCGGCGTTGACCTGATCGGTGGGCGAGCCGCGACGAACGCGACGAATCCCATTCCCGACCTGATATTCTTCAACGAATCCGCCAGCCGTGGCGGCGGCGAGCGAGTTGATAGCGCTCTGTGCTGCTGTCGAAAGGTCAGACATAACCCAACCTTACGGCGGGCGTCGTCTGCACTTAATAGCACGATACTACGTTGCTACGATACTAAGATTCCTTGCGCGGAATCGCTTTCGCCCATGAGTGACCGCAGCGAAGGCATTTGCAATACTGCATTCCGTCCTGAGTGTTATAAACTCGCGTATTCGGGCATGGAATCGCGTCTCCGAGCGGTTCACCGCATCGGCATACAGTCTCCCGGTGGTCGGAAAGCGTTTCGCATGACGCACAAGGCCGCACGCTGCAGGAAGGGCACGACGGAGCCCAGTTGCGGGGAGCGGCGGGGATGCCAGTTACGGGCGTTACAAGATTCCCGTTGACCACGATCGGCTTGACCTTCGATCGTTTGTTCATCGCATCCCCTTGATCCAGCCGCCGGGGCGGTCGAGAAATCGTGGCTGTTCGGTTGATAGCTCGGTCTCCTCATCAGGATTGACACGTTTCGGACGATCCACCGCACGCCGACGCACGGAAGTCGCCATATTCACCCGGTTATCGTTGCCACGGCACCACATTTCCTTGACCACGCGGGCAATCACAAGTGCGTCCCGGTAGTCGTCAGGCATCGACTCATGCACCTTTTTCCAGATGCGTTTGCCTGATTCTGTCTCTTCCGGGGCGTTATTCAGGATCTGTTCGAGGAAATCCTGATCGGATTCGCAGTTTTTCGGGATTGTCAGTGACCCAGGCTGGCCGGATTCGAGCGAATCGAGCCGCCGCTGCAGCTCCTCGTGCCAGTACCCTTTGTCGAACTTGTAAAGGTACATTTGTGCGGCGAGGGCCTGCGCTCGACGGGTCGGACTTCGGGAACCTTCCATTGACGAAGCGATAATCGGCTTTTCGAGCGAGTCGACGCCCTTTGTCGGACGGAGAGCGTCCCCGATCTCCTGACAGTAGCCGTAGACCTCGCTTGTGCGGTGCCCGGAGTCGATCCCACCCATCGCAATCGGGAGCGGAACGAACGAAATTCCCGGAACCCGCGTTGCCAGCACCTGCGCCCGCATCTCGCCCCACGTCAAAACCTCGCCGTAATCGACAACGTAACCCCGATCGTCCGGCCCCCAGCCGACCAGAACGTAAACGAAAAACTGATCCTGAACGTCGATTCCGAGCGTGATGATTCCGCACTCATCGGGAACAGTTCCCCGGCGGTAGTTTCCGGCCAACCTGCGCCCCAAAGTCTCCCAAGTATGGGACACGCGGCGGGATTGCCACGTCTCGCCGAGCCACTGGTTCACGAAGTTCCGCAAAATCTGCGGTCGACGGCGAGAGTCGATGAATTCGGATGCAATATCGCCCCACGAGAGCGAGAGAGCGTACAAACTGGATAGCTGGTAGCTCGCTTCAACGCCGTCGCGGTGGGGAGTGCCCTTGATCCATGCTGCGTTCTTCCATCCCCGCCATTCGTGTCTATTCGCGCCTTCAACGGTCGATAACGCGGCTTCGTCATCGACTTCGGCCCCTTCCGGGCACCAAACACCCCGCCGCATGAGCCACGAACGCTGAAAATCGCCGATTTCCCCCTCGCAGTGCCGGCAAACGTATCGAGCCGTCGCACGGGCCGTGGTCGAATCGCTCGCGCCGTCCGGTCTGCGGTCCCATTTCAGGCCGTGAACCGTCTCTTCACCCCCCATTTCTAGGGCCTGATACCGCTTACAGTGCGGACACGGAACCCAAAATCTGCAGTTCGTGCCGCTCAATAGACGCTGTTCGATGCGGCTTGACCCGCGAACAGTCGGCGTCGACTCGAAAATGAGCTTGCGATGGGCCTGATAATCCTTAAACCGGTCTGTAAACAGCTTGAGCGGGTCTGCTTCCTTCGCGGTCGACGTGTGTTCCCACTTGTCGATCTCGTTTGCGTGTCCGAACTTCACGTTCTTGTCCGCAAGCGTCGAAGCAGACCGAGCCCACGCAACAAACATCTTCATGCCGCGTGTTTCAATCAAATCCTGCCGCTGGAACCGCTCGGGACGTACCAAAAGCTCGCGCAACGGTCGCCGTTGACGCATCATTTGGTAGGTTCGGGTCGTAATATCCCGTGCGAGCTTCTCGGTCGATGACACGAACATCGCCGGCGCAGGCCCGCATTTCATCGCCTTAATCATCGCGACTTGCCCGAAAAACGACTTCCCGAGCCGCGTTGCCCACTGCAGCGAGATTTCACGGACCCGGAAGTCATCCAGAGCATCCATCGGGCCGCCTGGTGCGCCGATGTGCGGATACGCTGAATGGTCGTAGGGTCGCCCCTGGTCGTTGACGATGTGCTCTCGTGCCCAATCGAGGCACCGCACATGCCGCGTCGGCTCGAATGCGCGCAGCGACGAACGCAGGCCGGTTGCGTCGGCGAGTTTCGGCGTCGGTTGTATAACTGCCTGCATCAAACGCTTTCGCGTTAGACGCTTCCCATTGCGTCAGGCGTCCCGGCCTGAAAAACAAAATGCAGTGCTATGCAGTGCTTTGCCATGCAATGCCCTGCTCTGCGGCGCTCTGCAATGACGATTAAAAAATAGAATAAGAACAAAAAGCCTTGCTTTGCTATCCCTTCCGCTGCCTTGCCATGCTTTGCGGTGCAATGCGATGCTCTGCCATGCCATATAGCATCACTCAATCTTCGCCTGCCCACCTCCCGTCGACTCGATCGCCTTCGGGCGAGCCCGCTTCATTGCTGCCAACTTCGCGGCCTGATTCAGCAACTGTGATTCGAGGCGCTTCGCCACTTCACTGTTAAGCCCTCGTGGGTCAATAATGCACGCTCGCAAGTGCGCACGCCCCAACGCTCGCCGATGTTGCCGGAATAACTGCGCAGTATACGGCACCGCCTCTTCATCAGTCAAAATCCTGAGGGAGCCGTGGTCACACTTCACGTTGACGGGCCGGCCACGCCCCTCCAGTTCGTGCTCGATCTGCTCACGCAGGCCGAGAATCTTGAGACTGAAATCTTTGTGATTGCGACTCAGCTTCGTGATTTCTTCGAGCATCTCCACGGGGATCGCGTCGCCCTTTTGGAGTGAATCGAAGTCGAACGGATATTTTTCAGTTTTCATGTTTTGTCCATGTGAAAAAAAGCCTTGATTTGCCATGCCAAGCACTACGCTGCGGTGCCGTGCGTTGCATTGCAATGCCTTGCCCTGATTTGCCATGCTCTAATCGAACTGCACAACCTCAAACCTCCCGTACTTTGGCCGGCGATCGCTCAACGCCACGTTTATCGCCGCGTACTCCATGAAGCCCTCGATGTCCGACTTGTTCAACTGGTTCGGCAAATAGTCGATCGTGAATTCGAGCGACCATGTTGGGAAAGCCGGTCGAGTTCGCATCACTCGCGACGCGCCAACCTTAACGCCGTTGACCATTCGGAATCGCTCATCGGTGAACAGCTTGTCGATGTCCTTCGGGCCGTCATACTCCATCGGGAAGAAGCCATCGACCAAAATTCCGCGCTGCACGTCCTTACCCTGCTTAGTGGCCTTTGCGGCTGACCGAATCAGGGCTTCAAGATTGTCGCCGGGCCATCCGATGCGACCCGATACGACAAGGCCGGGTTCCGTGCCGTCGGCATATAGAGATCCCATCCATTCGAGCCGCGACAGTTCGGCGATGTCCTCATCTGTTTTTTTCTTCCCTTTCCCAGTGATCGCCTTCATGGCCTTCGACCACTTATTGAGCGGGTCGGCTAATTGGCCATTGTGCTGACACGTCGGCGTAATTCCCTTGATTTTGACGCGAATCTGCTCGTACATAATCCCTGTCCCTCTGCATTGCATCCCGGAAATTAGTAAATCCCCACAGGCGCGGCCGGGACTGCTGCGCTTTTCGGTTGCAAGCCTAGTGGGGGTGTTTCATTACTCGTTGATCTCCGAAAGCTCCCTCAAAACCAAATCCAGCTTGTATCGCCAATCCGAAACTATGTCCTGTTGCAATGCCGGCGGAAGCGATGTCCCCACCTCCTCGGGAATCGCCTCAAGACGAGCCTTGATCTTCGCAAACATCTGCTCATTCTCCGCCATGACGGCCGATCGCTCGACCAGCCGGCCACGCAACAAAGCCAGCTTGAGTTCCTTCGTGCGGGCCTCGGCCATGAGCTTGCGTTGTTCGGCGGCTGCCTTTGATAGTTCGCCGTTCTGACCCGCTCCCTGCCGTGGGTAGATCGTCTCCCGTACCCACTGGGCGATCTTGTCGAGAGGGAACTTCCCGGGCTTGCCGGGCATTCCCTTCTGTCGCCACTTCGTGACCGTTTCAGGCGAGACACCGAAGAACCCAGCAACGTCGCCGACCGCTCCGACAAGCCAGCGCTTCGTGTCAACCACCTTCGCAGGCCGAGCAATACTTAGAACTCCCTAAAAAAAGGCATATAT